GTCCTCTCCACTTCCTATCAGGCGTCGCGATCACCTGCGTCCAATTCGTCGTGTCGCCTGCGGCATGGATGTGGCGGCAGCTCGTTCGCTTCTCGCTCTCCGCCTACCGCATGATCGGGCATCTGAAGCCGATCTACCGCGAGAGCTACGACACCCACGGCATGAATTTCGTTGCGCGTTGCTGACCGTGCTGAAAGGCCCGGCCGTCTTTGGGCGGCTGGGTTTTCCGGAAAGCGGCAGACCTTGCCTCTTTCCCGAGAACCCAAGAACAGCGACCAGGAGAACCTAATGTCGAAGCGTCCCCAGGCAAAGCCAGCCACCAAGCCGAAGGCGGCTGAAACCCTGAACGGCACCAACAAGCTGCCGCCACTGGTCGAGATTGCCGATGGCAAGGGCCTCTATCTCGGCGACCTCGTGGCTGTCGCTCACCAGCTCTCCGGTGTCACTGTCGACGACTGGAACGCGCTGTCCGAGGCCGACCGTGATGAGCGGCTGAATACCGTCATCGGCGACATCAAGGTCGCCCACGCCTCGCAGGCCTTGCCTGAAGAGGTTGCATCGAAGCTCATCGATCTTTCGGCGGCTATGCCGCGTCCGTCATCTGACCAGCCCCAAGAGTTTGAGACCATCGTTGCCGACCAGGTGCTGATCGTCTCCGCGCCTGGTGGCCCGCGCCGTCGCGCCGGCTTCAGCTTCGGTCCGGTCCCGGTTGAACTTCGCGCGGAAGATCTGGGTGATGATCCCGGTGCAGTGGTCGAAGCTCTGCGCGCCGATCCGCTGCTGAAGATCGACGGCCGCTTCGAAGAGCGCCCGGCCGACGACGACTGACCAAGAATACCGAGCGAAAGCATCCGGCGACAACGGTCAGGCCACCCGCCCAAAACTGAAACGGCGGATCTGATGACGGGAGATGCGAGTAGGCGAGGCCCGCGCGCACGGTGCCTGCAACGTCTGACAATGGACGTGACAGTCGGGAGAGACCGGCACCAATTTTCAAGAGGACGCCATGCAGCCCTACGCCACCATCGCAGACATCGAAGCCCGGTTCCGCGATCAGCTCACGCTGGTGGCCGCTGACGAACAGACCGGCCTGCGCGATGATCTGCGCATCGAGAAGGGACTGTTCGACGCCTCGATCGAGATCCGTGGCATTCTCGCCGGGCGCTATTCACCGGCCGAGCTGTCGGCGCTCGATGCCGACTCGCTTTCGCTTCTGCGGCTCTACTGCATCGACGTCGCCTTCTATCGGATCGCGCTCGACTTCTCCCGTTCGACCGAGAACATCAAGGAACGCTACGACCAGACCATCAAGCGGCTCGAACAGATCGCGGCCGGCAAGGGTGCGCTGACCACGACCATGCCTCCATCAGGTGGCAATGGCGGCACAGACGTTGGCGAGATCGGCCAGAATGAAGTGGTGCTGCAGGCTCCCGAGCGCGTCTTTACCCGCGAGAGGCTTGGCCGGATATGAGCGCTTCGATCATCATCGATGTCACCGATCTGGACGAAGCTTTCCTCCGCCTCCGGCCGATCTTCGAGTTCGAGCCGACCGAGCTGATGACGGCGATCGGCGCGCTGGGAGAGAGCCAGACCCGTCGCCGCATCGAGGAGGAAAAGACCGCGCCTGATGGCACGCCCTGGAAGCCGAACACGCAGGGCACCTCGATCCTGATGGAGACCGGCCAACATCTCTTGTCCTCGCTGGTATGGACCGCATCAGCCGACCAGGCCGAGTGGGGTGCCACCTGGGAATATGCTCATGTCCACCAGGACGGCATGACGATCGTGCCGAAGAACGGCAAGGCTCTTGTCTTCGCGCTGGGCGGCAACCGCCAGATGATCCACGCGAAGAAGGTAACCATTCCGCCGCGTCCCTTCGTCGGCCTCTCCGATGACAACATCGAGGAGATTATCGACGTCGTGACCGACCACTTCGGAGTGATGCAATGATCGCGCCGAAGCCTCTCGATCAGCTCCTCGCCACCGATGCGCTCGGCCCGCTCCAGGCCGCGATCGTCTCGACGCTGCGCGCGCTCAATCCAGGCGTGACGGTCGAGGCTCATCCGGGCAAGGTCGATATCTCCGAGCTGGTGAACAAGACCGTCGTCAAGGCACCCGGAATCGGGATCGGCTTTTCCAAGATCAAGACCGGCCAGCAGGCGGAGGGCCACTTCTGGCTGGCGATCGAGTGGGTCGCCTATGTCGTCGCTGAGGCCAAGGTGGTCGGTAATCGCCGCATCGAGAAGGAGGCCGTGGGCCTCGCGATTGGCGGGCGGGTTCTGGAGATCCTGGCCGATCTTCAGACATCTCTCTGGGGGCGGACCGGCGTCCTGCCACCCGAAACCACGCCGCCGGCCGAACTGAAGCCGCTGTTCACGATCAAGGATCAGTCGCAAGGCGTGGCTTACTACACGGTCACCTGGACCCAGATCATGGCCGACCAGGGCGCAAGCGTCTTCCCCGAGCATGTCGGCCGCTACAACGAAGACACCGGCCTGATCGACTATGACGAAGGCCGGATGATCAACGAAATCGCGCCGTGGATCCCGGCGGCCGAGGAGGCCGACGATGCGTGATCCCGTTGCGCTGGAATTCCGCCGGCAGATGGCGCGCCTGGAAGCGGCCGAGCGCCGCATGTCCATGGTCGTTCTGACTGGCAAGGTTGGCCCGGTTGATGCCGACAAGCGCCGGCTGCGGCTGAAGCTCGGCAAGAACTCGAAAGGTGAAGACGTACTCGGCCCGTGGATCCGCTGGCAGGAAGCCGGCGTCGGCGCGCTCTCGATCCACAGCGAGCCGGCCGAGGGCGAGCAGATGCTGATGATCTCGACCTCCGGCACGGTCGGCGCCGGCTCGATCGCGCTGCCGGCGGCCTTCGACCAGGACAACCCGTCGCCGTCATCCGCCAGCGACGAGACTGTGATGAAGCGCCAGTCCGGCAAGTTCCACCTGGTCGCGCCCGATGGGTTCCTCTTTGAAGGTCCGGTCGAGATCAAGGGCGACTTCCAGGCGCGTGACGGCAGCTTTCGCCACAACGAAAAGAACGTGGGCGACACCCACGGCCACCTATCTGCACCGCCGGGCGTTCCCGGCCCACCCGTCTGAAGGAGAACCCCATGGCCAAAGCCAGCAGAGCGAAGACCAGTCCAGTCGAAACAGCAGCCGTCGCAGCTCCCGTCGAGACCGGCGCCAAGACCTACGTCGTCACCGAAAAGGCTCCACCTCGAGTCGCGGGCAAGCGCGTGAAGGCCGGCGACAGCATCACGCTTACCGACGACCAGGCGCGCGCCGAGCTGCTCTCGCTTCACATCCGTCCGGAGGCCGTCGAGCCGCCGGCATCGGGCAACGCTTGAAGACTTTTGAAGGGCCTTTGAAACCATGGCAGGCGAGATCCGGTACCGGACAGGCATCAACGCACGGACAGGCAAGATCCTGACCGGGCCGGCTCACCTTGCCCAATCGCTTTCGAAGATCTGGCAGACCCGCCTGGACACCCGCGTCATGCGCCTGTCGTTCGGCGCGGATCTCCGATCGGCTCTTTCCGAGGATCTGACACCGTCGATCGCGCTCCTGATCTACAACGAGATGGTCGCCTCGGCCGCGCGCTGGGAGCCGGAATATCTGATCACGCAGCTTCAGCTCGTGACGCTTCAGGACACGGGCAAGCTCGGTATCCGCCATGGCGGGATCTACTATCCGGAGGGCCGCTTCGGAAACTATGACCTGGCCGTCGATCTCTCCCTCGGCTCCACCACACCAACCGCGCTGGGGCTCTGATGGCCACGATCGATCTTTCCACGCTGCCGAAGCCCACGGTCATCCAGGAGTTGGATCATCAGGCGATCGTCGATCGCCAGCTCCAGAGCTTCCTGACCATCTGGAACGAGAAGCGCGTCCTCTTCCCGGATCTGCCGGAATACACGGTGGACATGCTGGAGAGCGATCCCTTCGCGATCGACAACGAGGCCGAGAGCTGGCGCGAGGTTCTCCTCCGGGCCGAGATCAACGATGTCTTTCGGGCGACGCTGCTATATTTCGCGAAGGGCGGAAACCTCGACCACCTGGCTGCCTTCAATGACGTGGTCCGCATGCCAGGCGAGACCGACGATCGGCTGCTGAACCGCGTGCTGCTCGCCATCATGGGCCGGTCAACGGGTGGGCCGAAAGAGCGGTACCAGTCAATCGCTATGTCGGCCGATCTGCGCGTCGAGTGGGCCGAGCCCTATCGGATCGGCCGCAGTCCTGTCGTTTACGTCGCAATCTTCTCGACCGAAACCGATGGTGTTGCCAGCGTCGATCTGCTCGACAAGGTACGCGCAGCGCTCACCCAGGCAGGCGCTCAGCTGGTCAACGATACGATCATCGTGCAGCCGGCCGTCCGCCGTGTCGTCAACCTGACCGGCGACATCTGGATCCTGCCGGATGCAGACGATGCAACCGTCACCCGCGCCGTGGCCAATCTTCGGGCAGAGTGGGACAAGGAACAGAAGCTCGGCCGAGACCTGACCATGGCCTGGGTCATCTCCAAGCTCATGATTTCCGGCGTCCACGATGTCGTGCTGTCGTCGAATGCTGATGAGGTTGCATCGCCAACCGAGGCCATTGCGATCGGTACCGTGGCTCTCAATCTTCGCGGGAGGGCCTATTGATCTCCCTGCAGCCCGCCAGCGCCGATATCTACGAACTTGCAGTCGAGCAGTCCCGTGAACAGCGTTGGGCAGCGCTGAAGGCTGCCGTGCCAGCGATCCGGACGGGCAAGCGGATCTCGCCGGCTCCCGACGTGTTGCCGTTCCTCGTCTTCGAGGACGGGCTTGGCATGCTCACGCCGTTCGTCGGCAACATCTACGAGCTGCTCGATGGCCGGGGCCGAGCCTGGATGCGCAAGCGCGGCACCTATGAGTGCGTCACGCGCGGGCTCGCCTTCCTCGGGCTCACCGCGGCGATCGAAGCCGCCGACTATCGCCGCGCCTGGTGGAATTCCGCGCAGCTCCGATTCCCGAACCTGCCGGCGAACGATAGCCCGCTGCTCGATCGGATCGAGGGCATCACTAAGCTGTCGCTGCCGTTCCGATCGGACTTCCGGCGCGGTGTTCACCAGTATGACGTCGGCCCAGCGATCGGGAACGCGAGCCGGTTGAACGGCAGTCTGCTGGAGCGGGAAAGCGGCACGCGTCTGAGGGCTGAAGGCCCGCTCTGGTCGTTCGGTCGAACGACCGAGATCGACTACACGCTGACCGAGGCCGAAGGCACCGCGATCGGCAACTGGCTCGCTATCCCGGATGAAGGCGGCATTGCGTGGATCGACATGGATTATCCGTGG